GGAGAGGAAGTAAGAGCCAACCATTTGGAAAGCCATTCCTCAGAGAAGTCCGAAACCAATGAGCATTTAGTTCAGGGGTAGTTCACCTTTGCAATGATAATTTAGTTTAAGTGAGTATATAGACTCACAAATCAATTTTTTAATATTTTAAATTTTTATTTTATGACACAATTTAATGTAAACATTAATTCAGATGCTGTTGAAAAACAGTACAACGATGTATTAAGAGATTCTCAGCCTAAGAATCAAAATTCAACCTTCGACACCAAGAATTATTTACAGGCTCGCTTGGAAGAGGAGGAAAATGAAAAAACACTTACTATCCGATTACTACCATTCTCTCCAGAAGGAGGTTCTCCATTTAAGAAAGTATGGATTCATACTATCCGTGTAAATAGAGAAGTTTCTAAGAGTGGATGGAAGATGATTCCTTGCCCAGAAAAGAATGCAAAAGACGGTAAGGAATGTGAATGTCCTATTTGTAAAGTATCACGTCATGCACAGGAACAACAGAGAGAAGCTACTGATGAAGTTACAAAGAAGAAACTTGTAGAAGTAGCTTTCATGGATAAAGCAAAGGAAGCATGGGTTGTTAGATGTATTGATAGAGACCATGAAGAGGATGGTGTTAAATTCTGGTTGTTTAATAGTTCAAATAAACAGCAAGGTATTTATGACCATATGATGAATTTCTACAAACTTAGAAATGAATCAGGAAAGAAGAAAGGTAACGATTATAATATCTTTGACCTAAATAATGGTGAAGATTTTATCATTACAATTACACGTGGAAAGGACAATAAGACATCTTATAAAGTAGCCGATGAGGTCTTCCCAAGTCCATTAACAACTGATTTCGAGAAAGGACTTAGTTGGATTAAGGATGAGAAGAAGTGGACAGAGGTGTTCCCTACAAAGAGTCCTGAGTATATGAGAATCTTGGTTGAAGGTGGTGTACCTGTTTACGACAAAGAGAAACAGATGTACGTTGATAAGAATGCAAAGGTACAAGAGGATGAGGAACGTAATCAGAATGAATTAGAAAACAACTTAACTCCAGATACAAGTAGTAAGTTTGAAGCTAATCCTGAAACTGCGAACACGGGAAATGCAGTAGAAACCCCATCAACACAAGTACCTAATGAGATTTTCTCAAATGATAATGATGACGATATTGATTTACCATTTTAAATAATAAGTAAATGGCAAAATTATATTTTAATTATGGTGCAATGGGCAGTTCCAAGTCACTTAGACTTCTTGCCCTTGCGCATAACTTAGAAGAGAAGAATATTCCTACAATAATTATTAAACCAAATGTTGATACAAGAGATGGTGATAATAAAATTGTTTCCAGAACTGGTTTATCAAAAGATTGTATTAGTGTAGGTGTAAATGTTAATCTTTACGAAAAAGTAAAAGAGATTAACAATGTTATGAAAACTCATTTCAGTGAATTATCTTGGGTATTAGTCGATGAAGCGCAATTCCTCACCGAAAAACAGATTAATCAATTAAGTGATATCGTTGATTTTTTAAATATCAATGTTTATTGTTATGGCTTAAGAACTGATTTCGAATCAAGAACTTTTGATGGGTCAAGAAGACTATTTGAATTAGCCGATGAAATCGAAGAAGTTAAGTCGTACTGTGAATGCGGTGGGAAAGCATCTATCAATGCAAGATTTGATGAGAATGGTAAGATTATTACTGAGGGTAATCAAATTTTGGTTGGTGGTAATGACATTTACAAACCCTTATGTAGAAAATGTTGGAAAAAAGAAATAAGAAAGAAGAACTAAGAAAATGAGACAAGCTATTAAAAAGAAAAGTTTTGCAAAACCTTCAGTCAATGATATTAGAGCGATTGCAGGTTTTACCGATGAAGTGAAGGTATCACGAGAATCAAGTGCTGAAAAACCAATGGATTTTATCTATCTACCAAAAGCATTTGAAGAGGCTACTCAGTTACCAGGAATCCCTTTGGGTTATTTAAGTATTGTAGGCGGATGGTCGAACACTGGTAAATCAACATTGGTCAATTGCGTTGTTGCAGCATGTCAGAAACAAGGTATTCTTCCTGTCATTTTTGATACAGAAAATAACTTTGATTTCAGTTACGCTAAAGACTGTGGTATGGAGTTTGAGGAAATTTATGGAGAAATTGTTGACGAAGATACTGGAGAAGTAAAAGAGGGTATTGTTGATTACAGAGGACTATTCCTTTATTACAATAGCGTTATTCTTGCTGAAAAATGTGGTATGAATGATTATTCCACTGGTAAGCAAACAAAGACCAAACGTAAGCAAGCCGTATTAGAGGATATATCTTATATCATCAACGACTTGCTTGACAAACAGGACGAGGGTAAACTACAAATGCCTATCTGTTTCATTTGGGACTCAATTGGTTCAATTGGTTCATTCAAGTCTTATGCAAGTAAGAGTGGTAATAATATGTTTGATGCTGGCGCAATTTCACAAGCATTTAGTAATATTATTAACAACCGAATACCAGCATCTAAGAGTGTGGGGTGTGAATTTACAAATACCATGTTCTGTGTAAATAAGATATGGAACGACTCAATGAACTCAATGGGCGGTGCTGCATCAATAGAGTTTAAGGGTGGTAAGACATTCGTATATGGCGCACGACTTATTCTCCATGTTGGTGGCGTTGCCAAGGCAGCTACAAAGCGTTTGACTTGTACTTATAAAGGTGAAACTGTTAATTATGGTATTATTACTAAAATAAAGAGTACTAAGAATCAGCTTCCAAGCCCATGGAATATTATGAGAGAAAGTACTTTCTGTTGTGTACATAATGGTATTATTAGTGAGGATGAACTTGATAATTATAAGAAGACCGATTTAAAGGATTTGTTGAAAAAACTTGAAGAATATAAAAATAATAGTGATAGCACTGATGAAAACATTACTGATAAAGATTTAACTTTCAGTGAAGAAGAAGTTAGTGAAGAATAAATAATTAGGAGTGGTTTAAGACCGCTCCTTTTTTTATTTAAATACTATTTATTACAAAAGTATATAATAATGGATATAACACCAGAAGTAAAAAAATTATTTAAGACTGTAAGAACTAAATTAGGTGCACCAGTTAGAACTATACAATTAGATGATAATCAGTTATGTGACTTACTTGAAGTTGCAATTGGTGATTATTCTGAGAAAGTACAAAACTGGGTTATCAAGTCACAATGGTTAAATCTGATGGGTAACAAGACACTGTTGAAAGACCCTGCCGATGTAGCCTATGCATTAACCGTGCGTACTATGGACTGGTCAAGAGATTTTTCTTACTGGTTCTCAAGGGAAGTTGGTTTACAGCAACGTGGTAGTTATGAGTTAAAGAAAGATTTTTTTCAAATTGAACAAGGCAAACAGGTTTATGTAATTCCAGCAGGACGAGAGATTAACAAAGTGTTATATATTACTCCATCAACAACAAAAGCTGCATTATATGGCAATCTTGGAACACTTGATACTGGTATCGGTGGTGGATATGGACAATATGGAAACATGGGTAATGGAATGGGTATTACAGGTTTCTATGTTGGTTCTGCTTATGATACAGCACTTATGGCTGCGGATTTGAAGTATAAAAATTCACTTTTAAGAGGTGACCTTGCTTACAAAGTAACAGCAGGTCCTAACGGCACACACCTTGTACATCTCTTATCAACACCAGGTTCACCAAATATGGTAGGTGGTTTAGCAGCGGACGATACTTGGGGTTGGAATAGATATAGCAAGTGTTATTGTTGGTATACATACTACGACATAGGTGATGGTGGAGAAGATGCTGCCAATGAATGTAGATTAGAGAATAAAGACGATATTCTTATAACACCTGACCAAGTGCCGTTAAACGAAATGCGTTATGAATTTCTTAATAACCCAGCTCAGCAAACTGTTAGACAATTACTTGTTGCCGAAGCAATGATAACATTAGGTTTGATACGTGGTACATATTCAGGTAGTGTGAAAATACCAGAAGCTGAAATGCAAATGGATTATAATATGTTATTAGAATTAGGAAAACAGGATAAACAGAACGCACTTGAAGAATTAAACAAACGATTGGACGAAATGTTACCTTGGAATATCTTAGAAAAACAATCTAATTTAACTGATAGCTTGATAAAAGTATTACAACAAAAACCTCTTGGTGGTTTTTACGTTAGATAAGAGTGGTTAATCCCACTCTTATTTGTTTTTATGAGAAAAATAATGTATCTTTGCAAAAAATATATACAATGAAACAAGTAATCAGAAAAAGTGTTGCATTGGCAAATAATATTGACCAAACAAAGCCAATTTATACTTTAATTGTAGACGGAAATAATCTTCTTAAAATATCGTTAGTTAATAAAACATTATTAAATGATAAAGGAGAAGAATATGGTGCCGTATATAACTTCTTACGTATTTTGGGTCAGATATTACAAATGCGTGATTTTGAAACATGTACTGTATGTTGGGATGGTTATATGAGTGGAATACTAAGATATAACATTTATCCTGAATATAAAGCTAATAGAGGAAAGAATTATGAAGTAGGTGAAAATCAGACTGATTATGACAAATATATCTCTAATTATTGCAAAAATATTCTTAAACATAGTAATAAGAAACAAACGACAGTACGAGGAGAAACCGAAGATGAATCATTTCAAAGACAAAGAGGAATCATTCAAGAAATTTTAGACGAATTATTCGTAAGACAGTACATGTTTGATAACGTGGAGGGTGATGATATTATAGCTTATAGATGTATTAATAGAAAACCTAATGAAAAAATTGTAGTTGTATCAGCCGATAAAGATATTACTCAATTAATAAATGAAGATGTCTGTATTTATAACCCAAGAAAGAAAAAAGCAATAAGTACAAAAAATTCAGTAGAAGAACTTGGTATTACACATGAAAACATTGTATTAGAAAAAACATTATGCGGTGATGTATCCGACAATATAAAGGGTGTTAAAGGACTTGGTGAAACATCATTCCTTAAACTATTCCCTGAATTTAAAACTCGTAGAGGTACTTTAGATGACGTTATAGAGCGTTCCAAAGAACTTCTGGATAGTAGGAAGTCCGAGAAGAAAAAACCGCTTAAATCGCTTGAAAACATCATTAATCAAATAACTGATGGATGCCAAGGAGATAAATTGTTTGAAATAAATTGGAAGATAGTAGATTTAAGTAAACCGTTATTAACAGAAGAAGCAGAAAGCGAATTAAAGGAAACAATAGACGCACCTATAGACCCAGAAGGTAGACAAACTACTAATGTGTACAAAATTATTCAAGAAAACTCTATGAATGTATTGTTAGATGAGAATAAATTTGGCTCACTTTTTGGCATGTTTGAACGTTTAATTAGTTCTGAAAAAAAATATTATAAAAAAAGTAGTTAGAAAATTTGGTTATAAATCTTTTTCCATGTATCTTTGCATTAACAAAATAAATATAGTTATGTGGAAAGAAAGAAACTTAGTTCCGTTTGTAGTTAAATACCTTGCTAAAAAGGAAGATTACCAAGCTACAACAAGAGAGTTGAAAGAATATCTATCATCAACATTGGTACTTGATGATTATGATAAAGAATATACATCTTCAACCAAGAAAGGTACAAAAACCAACAGATTTAATAAGACCGTTGGTAATATTGTTTCTCACAACAAGTTACGAAAACTTAGATTAGGTGAAACAACAAAAAATAGTAATGGTAAGATGGGTATAAAACTCTATGAGGAAGTAGGACGAATTGTTAATATAGTAGATATTTAGTTTTAATTATATATTGTCAAACATTTTAAATTTTAAAAAGATTAATGGACAACAAACAAGATTACAAGGAGTATCGTTTTGATTACACTATTTATGTAAACGATTTTATTATTTGTAAGCGTAATTTTAAAATTCCTAATTACATTGAGGGTTCAATGAACACTGTTGAGTTTAAGGAAACAGTAGATGACATCGTAAGAATGATTGATGAGGATTTGAAGGATAAGAGTAGTATTTATACTACTTATTACTACAATCCATCTGATGTTGCGGAAGAATTTACTGCACCGCTTAGTGAACCATGGGAGTGTACATTTAAAATTGTAATTAGTGACAACAAGAAGCCTGTTATTACACGCATTTGGGATGGTTATAGCTATCCACGAATGATTAGGGATAGGGTTGACCTTACCAACAAGAAGGTTAGGATTACAAATAAGAATGGACAAGTGTTTACGTATGATAAAGAGGACTTCTTTAAGGACAATAATCGTCTTTCGTTAGAATTGACTGCTTTAAAGGAAATGATTTATGATAAGCAAGATATTTTGATGACTATCATAAATACAATCTGTAATCAGTGCTCTACACATGGAGAAATGTCTCCTAAAGAAGCTATTGAAAACTTCTCAACATCTGATGAATATTTTTATGATTCAGATTCAAGTAAGTACAAAAATTATAATTTTAATATCGGTTATGAGAATTATAAGAGAATGCGCAAACTTGAAAAGAAGTATACAAAGAAGACAAAGGATTACTTCAACACATTGTATTAATTTATATCACCCACGTGGATAAGACTGCGTGGGTGAAATTTCAAACATTCATGATAAAAGTCATGAATAAATTATTTTATTTGAAATGAATAATAACAACGATGCTACTTTAGGATTTCTTGGTGAAACTTATCAATATAAACTCGTACATGAGTTTATGGCTGATAAAGATTTCTTCTGTGAGTTAAACCCTATTATCGAACAGAATAAATTCACTGACCCACATTTAAAAATATTTGTTGGACTTCTAAAAGAGTATTACGACAAAAACGACATACATCCATCCTATGATGTAATGGAGATGCTTTTGAGAGATAAAGCATATTCAGACATTCAAAGAGAAGAGTATGTAGCTTTAGTAGATAAAATCAAAAACACTCCGTCAGACGGTTCTAAATTTGTTCAAGAAAGAGCGCAAAAGTTCTTTCGTCAGCAACAGATGCTTATAACCGCTCGTAAGATAGAGAAATTAGCAAGTAATGGAGAAGTTGATAATTACGATGAAATTTATGAACTTTTTAATAATGCTATGACTCTTGGAACACCTACAGATATGGGCTATGGTGTTTTTGATAATCTTAACGAAACACTTTCAGATGATTATCGTGTTACAATACCGACTGGTATTGATATGATTGATGATGTTCTGGAGGGCGGTATTGCAAAAGGCGAACTTGGTGTTATTATTGGTCCTTCATCGTTTGGAAAAGTCCAGCCATACCATTCTAAAGTTTTCACTCCTTATGGTGTAAAACACATGGGTGATATAAAAGTAGGAGATGATGTATTAGGAGATGATGGACTTCCACACAAGGTAACAAATGTGTTCCCTCATAAGAATTGGCAATTTTATAAAGTTACATTTAGTGATGGTAGTTACACAGAATGTGGTAAAGAACATTTATGGAGTGTAAGTGAAAATGGTGGGGATGATAAAGTTTTATCTTTAGATGAAATATTGGAGAAGGGTTTATACAAAGGAAATGAACCTATGTTTTCAATTCCTCTTACAGCTCCTGTTGATTTTTACCCTAACAATATACAAATTAAACCTTATGAAATGGGTTTATATCTTGCAAATGAAGAAGATAGAGTAATAAAGAATATTGGTGAATTTAAAGCAACAGGAATTAGATATGAATATCTATATAACATACTATCTGTACGTATCTCATTATTGAATGGAATGATGGATGGTGGTGGATATGTAGATGAAGAAGGTAAGACATGGTTTACTACACGTCACAAAGAGTTATTAAATGATTTTGATTTGTTGGTCAATTCGTTAGGTGGTATTACATCTTATGAGAAAGACGATAATGACATATATAAAGTTCTTGTTAAAATATATTCAACTGATATAAAGATATTTGGTAGAGAAGAAGAACAAAATAAAGTAATATATCCATCAAAAGAGGAATGTAGAAGATACATTATTTCTGTATCTCCATACTCTATTTGTGATGGACAATGTATCATGGTTGATTCAGAATCTCATCTTTATCTGACAGATTACTTCATTGTTACACATAATACTTCAATGACAACAGCAATTGCTGGTCATGCAGCTGCAAATGGTAAGAAGGTACTACAAATTGTATTCGAGGATAGAATTAAGCAGATACAGCGCAAGCATTTGGCTCGTATTACTGATATTGAAGCAAAGGACTTAAGTAAACCAGATTATGTTGAGTTTGTAAAGAATCAATTATCTCATTACAAAGAGGATTATCCTGAACTTATCAAAAATCTAAGGATAAATCGTTTCCCAAGTGGTGAGAAAACAGCGTGGGATATTGAACGATATATTAAAAAGCAAATCAACAATGGTTTTAGACCAGACCTTGTTATAGTTGACTACTTTGAATGTCTTGAACACAAAGGAGATGCAAATACTCAAAGTGAGTGGGAAAAAGAAGGAAAGACTATGAGAAAATTTGAAGCAATGGCTGGTGAAATGGATATGGCTTTCTGGATTCCTCTACAAGGTACTAAGGATTCTGTTAATGCAGAACTTGTTACAATGGATAAAGCAGGTGGTTCATTTAAGAAGATTCAGGTTGCACATGTAGTTATGTCAATCGCAAGAACTATTGAAGATATTGAAGACAACAAAGCTACGATAGCAATTCTTAAGAACCGAGCAGGTAAGGCTGGTAAAGTTTTTGATGGTATTGAGTTTAATAATGGTACGTGTAGAATCTCATGTGATAATGTCAGTGTTGTTGATAGTTTGTCTCAATGGGATAAAGATAAACAAGTAAAAAAACAAGATTTTGCTAATAGTATAGCTAAACGTGTTTTTGAAAATAACACCTAAAAATAATAGGTTGAAAAAATTTCAAAATTAATCTGACTGATTATCTGCATATTGCGTGATAATGGTCAGATTTTTTTAATCGAAACATGAAATATATCATATTTATTCTTACAACGTTGGTTAAAAAATGATATCAGTAATAAGAAATAATTAAATTTATAAAAACATATAATGTTAGTTCGTAAAAGAGATAATACACTTGAAAAATTCCATTTTGGAAAAATAGAAAAAGCCATAGATAGTGCTTTTGATTCTTGTAAAAAACATATTGAAAACACTAAAACAGGTAGTTTTGAAGATATCAAGAAAAATGCTGTAGAAAATATTATAGCATGTTTAAAGAACGTTTATAATGAAGAAAGTGATTCAACTGTAGATGTTGAAGAGATACAAGATAATGTAGAAAGATGTCTTATGTCATCTGATTATCAGGATGTTGCAAAATCTTATATAATCTACAGATATATGCATAAATTGGTTCGTGATAATCAAAATAAATTGACTAAGAGTTTGAAGAAGAAACTTTTGGCAGAGGATGTTCAAAACCAAAATGCAAATGTTGATGAATACTCATTTGGTGGAAGAATGGGTGAAGCAAGTAGACTTGTTACAAAGAAGTATGCACTTGACTTCTGTATGAGTAGAAAAGCAAGAAGAAATCATGAAAACAATGAGATTTATATTCATGACCTTGATTCATACGCTGTAGGTATGACTAACTGTTTAACCAGTCCATTGGATGATTTGCTTAATAATGGTTTCAACACAAGACAGACCGATGTAAGACCTGCAAATTCACTTAATACAGCATTCCAATTAGTAGCTGTTATATTCCAATTACAATCATTACAGCAGTTTGGTGGAGTTAGCGGTAGCCATTTAGATTGGACAATGGTTAAGTTCTTTAGAAAGAGCTTTATGAAGCATTATATAAATGCATATATCAAACAGAGTGATAAATTCTATAATTCAGATATTATCAATATTGCTTCAGAATTTTATAAAGACAAAAATGGTTTAGAAAGAACATCACTTGATAAATTTACCAAAGATTACAAGAACGAGTTCTTTAAAGAAACAGGTTTATCTGAAGAAGATTTTACACTTGATAATAAAGATAAGTTAGATGCAAAACTTTATCAAAGTGCATTATTTGATACACTTAATGAACTCAATCAAGCTGTAGAGGGTCTTTATCATAATTTAAATACACTGCAAAGTAGAAGCGGTAATCAGCTACCATTTACATCTATCAACTATGGTACATGTACACTTCCAGAGGGAAGATTAGTTATTCAAGCACTTTTACAAGGTTCTATTAAGGGTGTTGGTAAATTCCATAAGACAGCTATATTCCCGTGTAGTATCTTCCAGTGTATGAAGGGTGTTAATAGAAAAGAAGGCGACCCTAACTATGACCTTTATAAGTTGGCACTCAAATCAACATCTATGCGCATATATCCTAACTATGTGAATGTTGACTGGTCTGTTAATGAAGGATATGATAAGAACGACCCACGTACTTACACTTCCACGATGGGGTGCAGAACATATAATGGTAAAGATATCAATGCTGACGAGGGTCAGAATCCTCAGATTAAGGATGGACGTGGCAATCTTGCACCAGTTACAGTAATTATGCCAACATTGGCTATGGAGGCTAAAGCATTATTAGAAGGTACTGAATACACGAAGGATGACATCAAGAAAACCTTTATGAAGATTCTTGATAAGAAGATAAGTGAGTCTAAAGATATGCTTCTTGAAAGATTCGAGTGGATGTGCAAACAAAGTCCAGCTTCTGCTAAGTTTATGTGGGAAAATAACACAATGCTTGGTTATAAGGAAGAAGAAGGCATACGTTCAGCATTAAAGCACGGAACATTAGCTATAGGTCAGTTAGGTCTTGATGAAACACTTCAAATACTGATAGGCAAGAATCATGTTTCAGAAGAGGGTATGGCTCTTGCAAAGGAGATAGAAGGGTTATTCAACAAGAGAGCTGCTGAATACAAGAATAAGTACAAACTTAACTTCGGTGTATATTATACTCCTGCAGAGAATTTATGCTATACTGCAATGAAGAAGTTTAAGGATATGTATGGCGATGTAGAGAATGTAACATATATCAATTTACCAGAGAAGGATAAACATGGTAATATCATGTATGATGAGAATAGAAAGATTAAATTCAAGCGTCATGATAAATGTTATTTTACTAACTCTATACATGTTCCTGTTTGGGAGGAGATGACACCATTTGAGAAGATTGACATTGAAGCGCAATTAGTTAATTATTCAAATGCTGGGTGTATTACTTATGTAGAGTTACCATCTTCAACTAAGAATAATATAGAGGCACTTGAAACTATTGTTAATTATGCAATGGATAATGATATCCCATATTTCGCAATAAACATCCCTATTGACACTTGTGAAGATTGTGGATATTGTGGAGATATTGGTGATGTTTGCCCTGTTTGTGGTAGTACACACATCTCTCATCTTAGACGTGTAACTGGATATCTTACAGGTGACTATAAGTCAGCATTTAATCCAGGCAAGCAAGAAGAATCAGATGATAGAGTTAAACATATAAAGAAGTTTTAAATTACGTGGTGGTGGTTAATAGCCATCACCATCTAAAAAGTTTAAAGTTATGAATATAAGTGGGATAAGTTATCCAGATATTAACAACGGATTAGGGTGCCGTGTAACCTTATGGGTTTCTGGGTGTAATCATCAGTGTGTGGGTTGTCATAATCAAAATACTTGGGATAAAGATAGTGGAAGAGTATTTAGTGATGAAGACAAAGAGATAATATTCAGGGTGCTGTCAAAACCTTATATCAAAGGACTGACTTTATCAGGAGGAGACCCGTTAGGCTTCTACTTTAAAGAGGTATTGAAGTTTTGTGAGACTGTGAAAGAGAGGTTTCCAGACAAGGATATATGGTGTTACACAGGTTACACCCTGAAAGAAATTAAAGAATGTTACAGAAAGGAAATACTTCCTTATATAGATGTTTTGGTAGATGGACGCTATATAGAAGATAAAAGAGATACAACTTTATCTTTTAGAGGGTCTAAAAATCAAATTATATGGGAGAAAGATAATAAAGGAGATTTTTATCAAAGCAGTCTAAACCAATGAAAAACACATGGCACGTAAAGAAATTTACGTGCCTTTTTTATTATTATATACAAATGTCAAAATAAAAAGTTATTTTTTATAATAATAAAAAATATCATTATTACTTAAAAAATTAAGACCCAACTAATTATAGATATCAAAGGTTAAAAAAAACATGGCTAATAAACAATATTTTGGCATACGTTATCCCATTACATCTCAGGATTATCAAAAATTTTATGTGGATTTAAATAATTCATTAAAAGGTAAAGTAAAAAGCCAATTAATGCATGTTATATTCACTCCAAAAGGTCAACGTTTAAGGAATCCCGAGTTTGGTACAGATTTGATTAAATATATTTTCGACCCTAATGATACAACAACATGGGAGTCTGTGAAGAACGAAGTAAAAGATTCAGTTAGTAGATGGGTAAACAATGTAAAGATAAACGATATACAGGTTGTTAAGAATGTAGAAAATGACTTAGAAATTTACGTTAGAGTAGATTACGAAATAAATGTAGGAAATAAAACTACTACAGATAGTATGGTTGTACAATTATAATTTATGGAAAAGAAAATTAATTATTTAGCAAGAAATTTTGAAGATATCAAAAGTGAACTAATAAATTTTAGTAACAAATATTATCCAGAAGTTTCTGATGACTTTAATGATTCAAGTGTAGGTGCTTGGTTTATAGATTTAATGAGTGCTGTAGGTGATGATTTATCTTATCACACGGATAGAATGTATCAAGAAACTAATATTAATAGTGCTAATTTAAAAAGTACTCTATTGAACATTGCAAGAACCAATGGTATAAAAATACCAGGGAGAAAGCCATCTATGTGTGAAGTTGAAATCAGTGTTGTTCTTCCATTAAGTCCTCAAAACATTTCACAACCAAATTGGGATTACGCACCTATTCTAACCATGGGAAGTATTGTTTCGGCTGGTAATTATAATTTTGAAATCATAGAGGATGTAAACTTTGCTGAACAATTTAACAAAAAAGGTGTTTCTAATAGAAAAATGATAGCTAATAGAGATACCAATGGTAATGTTGCAAGCTACACAATTAAGACAACAGCTATCGTTAGAAATGGTAGTACTCGTGTTTATAAAAAAGTTATTACACGTGCAGATTTACAACCATTTATGGAGTTTGTATTACCAGAAACAAATGTAATGAATATTGAATCTATAATTTTCAAAGAAACTTCTGATTACACTGATAATCCTAAAATGTCAGAATATTATATTGATGCTGAAGAATATCGTTTAAGCAATGAAGCGACAACTACATATCGTTTTTTCGAGTGTGATTCTCTTGCAGAACAATATAGATGGGGTACTAAAGTGAATTATAGCGGACATACTGATATTATACAGGACAGATATAATCCAGAAATTTATGATGATTATACTGAAACAACTTATAATGGAACAGTTAGAACAAGTAGATATTATCGTGGAGAATGGAAGCCATTATCACAGAAGTTTATTACTGAATATACTGATAATGGGTATATGAAAGTAATTTTTGGTGCAGGTATTAAATACGATGACGTTCCAACACTTCAAACAACTTATGCAGATTACGAAGCATCTAAAATTATAAACAACGATATGCTTGGTGTGCTACCTAAAGAGGGTTGGACTATGTTTATTATGTATCGTGTTGGAGGTGGTTCTGAAACTAATTTAGGTCCAGGGTCTATCAATGCTGCAACAACAGTTAATTTTGATTTCGGTAATGTTAGCGGATTAGATGGTAAAATCAAAGCAAGTGTGATACAATCTCTATCAGTAACCAACGTAAGTACAGCTATTTCTGGTAAAGATGCCCCATCGGCACAAGAAATTAAATATCTTGTCAAATATAGTAGCGGTGCACAAGGTAGATGTGTAACATTAAAAGATTACAAAGCAAGGTTATCAGAAATGCCAGCTAAATATGGTGCCCCGTTTAGGTCTATGGTCATAGAGAATAATAATAAAATAGAAATGAGTTTTCTTGGAATGAATGCTGATAGGAAATTAGACTCAGCATTACCACAGACACTTGTAGAGAATGTTATGAATTATTTGGAGGGTTATAAATCTCTTAATGATTATATTGAAATAAAAAGTGGTAAAATATATGATGTCGGTTTCTCGGTTGATGTATTTGTAGATAAAAATTATAATACATCTGAAGTTGTTTCAACAATTATCAATATGATAGCTGATTATATGGATATTGAGAAACATGATATGGGAGAAGATATTTTTATTGGAGATTTAGAAAAATCTATTAGTCAAATTGATGGTGTAATAAACTTAATAGATTTAAGAGTGTGGAATATATACAATGGTGTTTATAGCTCTGATAAATGTCCGCTTCCTCGATATACCGAAACAACAGTATGTGGTCAGTCTAACAGATTAGGATTCAAACTGAATGCAGATGGCTCGTTTGCAGAAGAATTGGATTTAAACGCTTCTGATAAAGTTTTATATGGTGATTATAATTCAATGTATGAAATATTAGATATTGCCACAGATATACAAGTAAGAGCAAAAGTGAAATAAAATAATAATGTTTTAAAAAAGGAAATATATGTCGTGTAATTGTAAGGGTGCAAGAAAGATGCAAGAAATTTATGGTGATATACCAAACAATGAAAATAGTCTTGACAAGTTAATAAGGTATATTAAACGTTTCGTGATGACATTAATAACAATTGTTATTAGTATTATAAGTTTACCTATAGTTGTAATTGTAATAATATACAATTTTATTTTCAATGGTGCAGCTTATTTTAGAATGTCTGATAAATTTTTAAAAACAACTCTCGGTATTAAGGATGGAGAAGAAGTATAGAGTTAAAACAAACATAAATAGTGATACAGTATTGCAGGTGAACATGAAGCAAGACTTCGAGATGATGGAAGTCTTAACCATGTCAATGACACAGGAGAATGCATACAGAATACACTCGTCTAACTATGGTGTTATAGTTGGACGAGTATTAGCTAATGATGCCTTTGGTATACCAAACGCTAAAGTTTCTATCTTTATCCCTAAAGAAGACGGAGAAGATAGTGAATTAGCATCAATATATCCTTATTCATCAAATCAAACAAGAGATAAAGAAGAAAGACGATATAATATATTACCAAATGAAGGTGATAATGACTGTTATAGAGTAGTTGGAACATTCCCAAATAAAACATATCTTTTAGATAATGATATACAACTCGAAATTTATGATAAATATTGGAAGTATACCACAGTAACTAATCAAGCTGGTGACTATATGTTATTTGGTGTGCCAGTAGGAACGCAACAAATTCATATTGACATTGATTTGTCAGATATTGGTATATTATCACAAAAGCCAAGAGATTTCGAATATAAAGGATATAATATAACCCAGTTCGATAACGCTTCTCAGTTCAAGAGTAGTACGAATCTTGACAACCTTGTCCAGATTTTTTCTCAAGATAAAAGTGTTTATGTTCATCCATTCTGGGGTGATAAAGAAAATGGTGTAGTAGCTATAACTCGTGCAGATATTCAAATACAATATAAGTTTGAACCAACTTGTGTATTTATGGGTTCTATTGTAAGTGATAACTCTAATAATTCTATAGAACACAGATGTACCCCTGCAATTTTTAATGGATATAATGAACAATTAATTCCTGGCGAAGGTACTATAGAAATGATACGTAAGACTACTGATGGACTTACGGAGGAAGTGCAAATACAGGGAAATCGCCTAATTGATTCAGATGGTGTTTTCTGTTATCAAATTCCAATGAATCTTGACTATGTTGGTACTGATGAATATGGTAATATTGTCCCAACTAACAATCCAAGTAAAGGTATTCCCACAAGAACAAGAGTACGTTTTAGATTCAGTAAACATGAGTCAGGCGACGAAGGATTTTCAAGACATACTGCAAAATATTTAGTACCGAATAATCCAGAAATATTAGAGGGTAGTGATTACACTGTTCCAACTGTAAAAAATGGCGTTGATTTAGATAAGTATTTTGAGTTTGGTTCGTCTACGCCCGATAATTGCTTTAGAGATATGTATTGGAATAAGGTATATAGTGTAAAGAATTATATTCCACGTATCCAAACAGCTCGTCGTAATACATCTAAGCATTATAGTGGTATTAAAGCTACCAATGTGGTCAAGAATCAGAATCCAGCGCCTTTTAACACGTTAAGATTTGATTTACACTTTACATATATGGTAATGTGTACTATTATTGCAGTACTTGTTGCTATTATTAGTGCAATAAATACTGTGCTTGTAGCCTTAATCGACTATATTCTTATCGTGAGAGTACCAATATTAAAAGTTAAACTTTTTGATTTATCATGGTTATTCCCAGTAGGATGTATATCCTTTGGTGCAGGTTTAGCTGGTGAAGGTAACATAGCATATTATCCAGGCTGTAATTGCGGTAAAAGTAGACATGTTGCTTGTGATAAAGGTAAGTGTCCAGATAGTATTCCTAAGTGTAAGAAAGAATCTGATAACCATACCATGATAGATACTATACAGCAAAATCTTGCAGGTGAGTATGAAATAGCTAAAATGGATTTTTATAATGATTGGTTAAATGGAACACTTTATATGCCTTTGTGGAGATGGCGTAAAAGAAAGAAAAAATCTTTCTTATTTGGTATTTTCCACTCTCGTGCTAAGAACGAGTTTTGTTCATGTTCTACATATTATAAGCGTCTTAAATTAACAAATGCTTGTAAATTAACTTATCCGTCTATAAAAAATCAGGAAAAACCTTCAGCAGGTACATTAAAACATATAGAGGGTCCATATAGTATGCGTATGCATAAAAATAGTGATACTGTGTGGTTAAGTGGCGGTATTATAAAAAATGTTATAAATAAAGATAATTTAGACATTTATTACTATACCCATGGTACCCCAAGAGATAGAGTAAATAAGCCAAACGAAATAACTACTCCATTACAATATGTAAGATTATACGCTACCGACATTATATTACTTGGAAGTTTAGATGAAAACGATTTACACGGTATACCACAACTGTTTAAACACCTTCCATCTACTACGAGTAATATTCCACCTATTGCAACTACAACGGAGGCTAAAGGTGATGATGCCGAAAGAGATACAAAAGATTTGAATGATGGAGCTGCCGAAGATGTTGGTTCATACATTACAACAGGTATGGATTGGGGATATGCTGCTAAAAAAGATGGAGAGGTACAGTATAAAAATGGACTTTTTATGGACCTTGAATGTCAAAGTGTATCATCTTCTCCAAAGTCATGTATTAATGCTGAGAGAATGTGTGAATTAGGTGTTTCTAATGATATGTTGTATCGTGTGCAATATGGTGTAAACGAAAACACATGGGGAGAGTTTAGACCTGATGGTATGATTACAAAATTGGAAATTGATGATTATGAATCAAGAGCCATGTTTGCAACATTAAACCATATTGGTTTTGTACCTAAATTAGAAAACTATATAATGGACTCAAATACAGGATATTATTTCAATAAATTAAAATATCTATACCCTGTAAACTTTGACGGGAAAATGCAAACATCAATTGATAATTTCGTTAGAAGAAATACATTCAAGCAGGGTGAATATGATAATTTTGATAAATCCTACATGGAGTTTAGGTATGGTTCTGGAAATCCATCTTTGTGGCACTTCTACTCAGCAAATAGCAATCGAGTTAGTTTCCCATTGTATAATAATTCTTTTTATTTTTACTTTGGAGCAAAGGCAGGAAGTACAGCATTGGATAAATTTAATAAGCAATTCTTTGCAGAGTGCTTTAGTGATAAGAAATTTCCATTTAGTAGTGACGTAAAATACAAAGCATTAAGCAGCTGTCCGACAAAACCAGAAGATTTTGCTTACATTATCATTGATGTAAATAATATTGCACTGCCTTATTCATATGAAGTATATGATTATTACGGAAACTTAGTTGGTGATATTGTAGAAGAGCAGAATGATAGATACATCGGTATAGGTTGTGAAGTTAAAGATGATGGTACCCCTATTTTCTCAAATAAAAAGAAAGGAAATGGTTTTATTAAAGATTCACTAATAAAGAATAATTTATATAAAATAAAAATTACAGATGCTAATGGACGTACCGTTACTAAATCAGTTAGACTTTCAAATGATGGTATTAACTTAGTTTATGAAGCATCGGGATTAGGTGGAAGATACATAAGTTCAGAAGCCACATCTACAGATACTTCTAAAAGGCAAGAAGAAGCTGCAAGAATAAACGAAAGTAGTAAAAATAATATAATTAGTAACGATTTGAATGGGTCTATAAAAGTAAGTGCTATAATGATTGATGGAGATGAATATGTTTTAACAAGTGAAAGTAATATCGAATTGTTAACTGAAATTGAAATTCCAGATGTTGTTAAAAAAGCATTTAAGGTAAACGAAAAATCACATTTAATGTGTTATAAAATAACAGTAAACCACTTTACAAGTAAAGATGAAAGTATCGAAAAGGATGTTTATTTAACGATAGAACCTGTTAATGGAAGTGGACTGGCAGGACTTTCATATAAAGAAACAACATCTAATACTGAAAAACCCTATGTATCATTTGAACAACGTGATTACACGGTTGATTACGTGGATAAGAATGGAGTAAATAAATCTGAGAAAATTAATAACGTGTTGGAAGTTGATTTCAATATGTTTTATCCAGATGTTTATAATATTGGTTTATTTCAGTCTTGTACAAGTGATTACGTTCAAGAAGTAGAGGATGAAGACCATATTGGTTATACATATTCAATGACATCAATAACTATTGAAAATGGAGAAACTTTTGATGTTTTATTAAATGATGTTCCATTAAGAACTCTCTTAGGAAGACACGAGTTAGTTACTATGGCATCGGGTTATACAAGTGCTTTCTATCATGAAGATGGCTATCCAATGAATAATAAATTTCTTGATAATTCACTAAAGAAATTAAATGGTTGGATTTATTCATATGACCCATCTGTATATTCATACCCTTCAAGTAATTTAGAATGGGAAGATTACATAAATCTTTCAGGTGATGCAACTATTACTAATCTTAATAAGGTTAGTTATAAGTTGAATAATATGTTTAAATTATTACATACTCAATATTTCAATGATGAGAGTCTCAAAACCCTTTCAATTGAAACAGTTGGTGGTAAGAAACCTACCACTGTAAGAACTTTATCACCTATGTATGAAGATGATGAGGACTTAAATGATAATGGTATAATCAATAATTATGCTTTGGGTAACATTTACTCTATTGTATTTACTAAGTCTTTGCCAAACATTGTTAGTAGTAACTATAATGGTGCAGAAAATAGGAAAGATAATTTTACTGGTCAGTTAAACCCTAAATTAGGTGGTGGTAATTATAGCGGTAACTATATAGCTGCGTTTACAAACAATGCAGGTATAAAGAAAAGTGGTAAGAGCAAAAGTTTTAATTCTTACCAAAGAATACCAGCTATGTCATACCCATTTAACGGACAATTACCTAATGCGCCTGTAATAAATGTTGACACGAATTATATTGTTCAAAATGATAGATTATGGGAAAAAAATAATACACATGGCGGTTTAGCAGTTGAAGCAACTAATTTTTCAAAGCCATATTTTAGATATATGACATTGGATAGAAGAATGGATTATAAATACTACTTTGTAACCCCTTCTTTGTTCAAATCAGAAGGTTTAATAAACGGTTCTAAGGACTGGCAAAATGGATTTATCTGTGGTACAATCTATAATGGTATAGTTTTAAATTATGATGAAAATTATAACATTGTTGATACAAACGGCAAATTAGAATATAGCTATGGAAATGATGGACATTTGATATGGAATGGTGCTGTAGGTAAGGATAATAAACGTAAATTCTATGAGGTATCAATCAATGGGGTAGATAAGACTAATGAATTTACTTTTGACAATGATGAAAGTTTTCCAGTATGTTATCCATCTAAAAAAGAGTTTATTCTAAATGATATTAAAGAAAGTGATATTAATTTATCTTTTACAAGTTGCTCGTATGATATAAAGTCAGAAGTAAATACGGAAGATAACAATACACCTATAGTAAGCGCAATAACTAAAAGAGGTGAAGAGTGTACTTTTAAAGGTAATTTCTCTAATATTGTAACACCTATTATTGGTTCTACAAATGAAGATGACTATAGTATCTTATTTAGAGTACCAAATGGACGTGGTGGTAGAGCTGGTCTAAGAGCTCAAAAATTTACACTTAGTTTCTCATCTTCTTCAGATTCTGAAAGTGATATTTATCCAATGGTACCATTTGTTTTTGGAGAAAAAGAAGACGTTTATGCTGCTGCAAAAACTTCCAAAATAGGACTTGACAGAATAATAGAATATTATGATGATATGGCTAAATTTGCATTAATTAACAGTTTAGATGCGCCCGATTTCATCAAAGGAATTAATTTCTTAGATAAATTAAAAAATAGAGTAAAACAAAAGTTTTTAACTTTATTTAGAGAGAAAGATAATAAGACTACGTACTTTTATCAAACTCATAAAATGTATCTAAAGGGTGATGGAGGAGGTACCAGTCTTCTTTTAACAGATAAAGATTTGTTATCGGCACAGTTTGTATGTGATTATGACTTCGGTAACAAGGTATCTACCATTGTAACACCTCTTAATTGTGTAGAGTCAAATACAAATAATATAACGAGAAGTGCTGAGGTCTATTCTTTTAGCGAACCGATTGATACAAGAGATTTTGATGTTACTTTTGATTTTGAAAATGAGGAAACTCTTGTGATACGTTTAAGTACCAAGATAAATCTTTCACTCATGTATGAAAAAGGTTTAGATTTCAATATTCGTTATTATACTGAGGAATATTCTGTTGATGAACATAATATGCCTGTAGTAACGGCAATATTGTCTGATTTTATAAATTTAAAATATAAATATAGTAAGTCTAATTCTGGTGATGTTGTATTAACGCTTAGAATGACTAAGGACGTTAAAAAAATAACTAAGAGTAGACCATTCTTTATTTACATGACCACTCCAAATGGTTTTGTTTATAAGATTTATACTGATAAATTTGTTTAAGGAAATTATGCAAGCATTTTTAGAAAAATTTAGAAGTAAAGAAAGCGTTAATAAAAGCGTAGGTTCAGATATTTTCATTGGTGGTAGGAGAAAACTCTTACCACCAAGTGAAATGACTGGTGTATTGGACACTTTACAACTTTATCAAGACGAACGTAACTCTTGTCAACGTTATAGACTCACTTTTCAGGTCAATACGTTATGTACCAATGTTTTAAATAATAGTATGACGGAAATCGTAGGAAATGAGGGTAGTGATGACGTATATCTTTTGAACTATGGAGAAGAAAAAGGTAATTTAGGTAAGAGGAAAATTAAGAATGTTTTATATAAAAGTACAAACTTAACAAGTTGGTATGATGAAAAAAAAGATGAAAACACATATACATTAGAAGCTATTAGGGATACACAATTATCTGGCTACTTAACATATCATTGCGGAAAGGATATTTTTAACAATCATTTGTTGAGAAGTAAGACATTTAAGGCAATATGTCAGATAGTTTCTAAGGAGAATAAATTACACCCTAATTTCAACACATTATCTGACACAATGAGAACGTGGAGCGGAGAAGAAATAATTGATGATATTATGTATCCTGTTTCAGCTAATATTGCTGGTGGAAGAAAAAAGAAAAAGCTTCATGTATATACATATGATGATATATCTTCTTATGATACCACACTTGAAACAAAATTAAGAAAAACTTACAACGGATGGTTTGGGTTTAATAACGGAGCTAAGATTAATACCTTTTGTGAGAATAGCGATAAATGTAATGGGTTGAATATTAATAGAACATTGATAAATTATAATGCAGGTGATTTTATTGATATGTATCCAGGACGTGACCTATACAGCTTTGTTCCAAAATTTAACCCTTATAAAAACCGTATTGAGAAAAACTGGGAATATTGTTTAACTTATCCAAGTAGCTCTACAATTGAAGGTATAGATTTCTTAGGACAAGGAGAAAAAGAAGATGGGTATTGTAAGGGGGCAATAAAAATTGTTCTTTTTGATGAAAACACCAAATCAGACAATGGTTCTGGACAAATTAATTTCTATAGTTCAGCGAAACATGGTTTATCGGAAGGTGACAGAGTAAATATCTATAATGGGGATGAGTTAATTATCCCATCAGTGGAAGTTAAGAAAGTATTTGATAGTTTCATCTTCATTACTGAGAATAATAACACGCTGATTGGTAAAGAGTGGGTACAGATTAATGATTTAGATAGAACTAAATACAGGATAACTCATCACGGGAATATTGTAAGTAGAATATTAGATGGAAAAGAATACAGAATAGTTAATAAACGTGTTAACTTAGATGATAGTTCTCTAAATATATCATTTAAAAAAGTAAACTATGGTGTAGAATGTGATTATTATGTAAGAATTTTTTCACGTATACCTAACTTTAGGTTTGCAGAAACGTCCGCATCGGAAGAAGATATATATAAAGATGATGGTAGACTTATTAAGGAGTATCAAAAGCCACAATATGATTTTGAAAATCATTGTTCTAAGTTAGCTTTTGCTAAAAATATTTATTCGGACCAAATAGGAGAAATTGTATATACAGATGATATTAATATTAATGGTCTGAAAGATAATCTCGGAAGACCTTTAACTTCTATTTATCTTACGATATTAAAGAATAATAGTGGATATAAGTATTGGTATGGCGCATATAAGAAGGAATTAAATATTCTTCATGATAGCATTGAGTATTCTCATTGTTTTGGCAAATTATCTGCCCAATTTCATAAGAGTGAAGAAGCTATTAATTTTAACTATACAAGTATCACAAATGTAAACAATATAGATAATAAAATAGGGTTGTCAATCAGGACTATCAATGAGAGAGGCACAGATTCAATAGCTGAAGAGGATGAAATTGATGTTAAGAATGATATTCACTTTTATGGTGATTTCGTTTGTTATGACAATCATTCTTGTACAGAAACCATTGTAGATGATGCACTTTTCCGTTTTAATACAGCACAACGAGAACTGGTAGATGTACGTGATAAGGCTTATCCATATTTTAATAAGTATTTCTATGACGAAATTGTAAGTGATGATTATGACTTAGAAGATAAGAGTAACGAAGGTGGTTATCCTAACTCTTTTAGCATAGATACTAAGAGTAAAAATGAAGCTTGTCAAAAAAAAGAAGGGTATTTCTATAAACCTCATTATGAAATAAAACTTAGAAGTTTCGGGAATCTACAAGAACTACACCCTGAAATACTAAGAATACGTACACTTGTTACAAATAATGATGAATGTACATTTAAAACATTGCAGGAACATAGATTAAAACAAGGTGACAGCATTGTTATGTATGATGTAGACAAGAAGATTATTTATAGAGGTGTTGTTAAAAAAATCATGGATAATTATATTTTTTCATGTATATTTTATAAGGAAGATAATGGAAAACAAATTAAGGTTGTTAATAATGAAATACCAATAATAACTGCTGGCGATTCTCGCCTCAAGTTGAGATATCGTTTATTTAACGTGAGCAATCTATTAATACCAAGCTATTACACAATAGCAAAAGACGGTTCATGTGCTATTAGATGGAGAGATATTATTCAAGATGGTTTTGATAATAAAAATAGTAATAATATTAATCCATTTACAAATGGTGCTATTTATATTAACACACCAATCAATTTAAAATTGAGAAGACAAGACCCATTCGATAGCTTTGGTATGTGGGCTTCTCAAGCACCTTATGACCCAGCAGGTTCAGTTATTTCTGATGAGGATAAAAATAATTATGTAAAAGCTGAAGATATTGTATGTTAAAATATTCTTGTCGTTTAGGAAAGGGAGATACATTAACCAAAATACCCTTTAAAGAACTTTTTGTATCTCATGACTTAACTTATATAACTGGTACTACCGACTCTAATATAACAGTCGGTAGTACTAATACTGTTATATTAAAAAACTCTTACGAAACTTCAGAGTGTAATATTAAGTGGAGTGAACATACACGGCAAGGATTATGTTTTGTCGATACTACTTTTAAAGTAGAAACTTATAATAAAGATAACGTCAACATTCAGTACGTTTATTACAATAATGATTTTTGTTACGTTCAACAAGATGATAATGGGAAGTTTATAGTATTACCTTATTATAACGATATAACCGTTGATGAAGAAAGTGAACTAATACCATATAAGTATATAGAAAATTATAAAGTTTACTTAACTAACGATTCGAGTGTAAACATAAAAGTCCCATTCTGGATTGAAGACGGTACTATTGAATATAATGGTGTCAAGTATCGTATTGAAACAGATAGTGATAAAAATAGTTATGTCGTTAAAGGTGATGATACAGGTTACTTTTCAGATGTAAACGTACATTTTTTTAAACGTGAAGATTACTTTAAAGTTAAAAAATTTAAGATAGAACGTCCAGAGAATCAATTTTTACAAGTTGAAACGATAACTGGTGGTGAATATTCATTATTTTGTGTATATGAAGATAACAAATACTATATTACTAAAATAGACGATAACGGTACAAGTAAAATAGGGTGTCATGTTAATTTAATGCGTATGGATAATAATGGTCAGAAAACATTTGTAAAAACTTGGATAGATGCTTTTCTGTTAAATTATAACGATTCAGAAAATAGCAGGATTCCTATGACTGGTGATACTGCATCTAATACTGATATTGATAAATTACGTGCAAAAGATATTTTCATAGAATTAGATGGTACTGTTTATCCATTCCATGAACAGTTAATAAATTCACATAGCACTGAACAGGTAATAGTGTATGTTTATAATGATAGACATAGTTTAAATATAAATGACACTTTTTTCTTATCGTTTTCGTCTGAACGAGAATTGGAGTTACCTTTATTTACTTCTACATCTGGAAAAAGATATGTACTATACGAGAATAATAAATATTGGATAGATAATAGGTGTTGTGATACCGCTATAATCAATGGTGAAGAGTTTAATGTATATTACCCCAATGGATACGAAGACGGGAGTATTGCCTATATAGATGTATACGGAATTAAATTAGAGGGGGAAATAGCTAATAATGGGGCTACGTTTAAACGTTTATATAATATACCAAATGGGCGAGAATATAGTAACATATCATATGATATAAAACATTATAATGGAGTCATAATAGATGGTGAAAGATATGCGTTTGATAAAACTGGTCAGAGAACTACCATTAAAATGAATGGTAGAGGAAGAATAAGAATGAGAGTTACTGACAAAGCAGGTTCTTCTGCGTTAGTCTGTATACCAGATTTAGATAAAGATGTGTTTTCTAAAGAAGAATACAATAAGATAAACAATTATCTTAATCACTTGCTGATAGAAAATAAGCATAATTATTTAATTGAAACTGAAAGTAAAATTTTTGGTGACAGAAAGATAACAGTAGAACTTCCATGGGTTGCGTCTAATGTTAATGATGTTATTAATACCTCTCAAGATTATTATAACTTAAATAATAAACTCAGCATTTTTGGTCATAGTTCTTTTTGTAGAATAACATTGCCTCTAACTTATACCAATGGTGGTAATCCTTTACACAGTGATATAAGTGAAAATCAATTTTTCACGAGTGAAAGAAGAAATGTTATCACCAATATTGTTGATATGGAAAAAGAGGTATATTATCCTGTATATCCAATAATCGGAGAAAATGGTAAAATTGAATTAGACAAGAACGGATATCAGATGTTTAAAAGTATCCGTGCAATGGAATTTAATCTACATTTTAGAACACGAGACGAAGAAAGTTGGAAAATCATAGAGGACGGAGGAAAAAACTCTATTGAACATGATAATTCTAATTGGTTTATAACAGATTATGAACCTTACAAGCATTTATTAGCCACAGATGGTAAAAAAATACAGGAATCATCTGACCTATTAGGACTTATGTACTTTACTAATAATGATGTATATTATCAGAAAGATAAATTAGCTAAAAGTTTCCTAAGATTATCTTTTTACGATAGTATTAATCCATTAACGCAAAATTTACTGGCTACATCTACAATATTCTTTGATGAGAGTAGGACATTTAAAAAGTACATGAATAATATGACAGCAATTAGTAAAGATATCATGTATGATAATATTGATAAAGACGTAAATAGTTTTACTAATAATATTGGTGTTAAAACAGAGGTTTGCTATAATTTAACTAAAGAAAACCTTGAATATAAATGGGATGATGAAAGAAGATTAAGTTCTCGCTTCGTGGTAAACAACAAATATGAAAACAACAATTCATCTGAAGGTTTTTATATATACATGTTTAGAGATTACGCTACTTCGTTACATCCAGAAAAAATATTTATGAAAGTAGAGTTTAACCATGCTGGATTAGGCAAAACGATAACGTTTAATATTCCAACATCTTTAGATGGTCATGTACTGCAATTAAATAGTGAAAAAGATTTGAGTGAGTTAAAGAACGGAGTATCTTTAAAGGATGTTTATAAACAAACATATATTCCATTAACTGCTGTTTATGACAACATAAATAAACGTTATTCTTATTATGTAGATACTAATTATATATCACCAGAAGCAATTAAGAGTAAAGGTGATAAACTACAGTTTAATCTGTTTGAAATGAAAATTAAGAACGAGGATTAGTAAAAAATGAAAAAAATACATACAACAGTTTCTTTGGAAACATTTACATCACGTATACCTGGTATTATACCTGCATTTGATAAAAACGGTATATATCATGTATTCACTAAAGATGCTATTGCAGCAAGAAATTATCAGAAAGCTAACAATTATGGTATGATACCTATGAATGTTAGTTTAGCAGATTTTTTCAAAAAAAACAAAGATGCAAGTATAACAGAAAATAATATAAGTTTCCAATATGATTGTATGATTTCTTATCGTCGTTTAGATGATTGGTTTTTCTTCTTTACTAAATATTATGACTTGTTGAATAATCACGGTACATGTAGTCATGCTTATAAATCAGCTGTAGATTATTACGATTCAGAGGTTAGTGGAAAATATTCCGATAAACTACTTTATGGTAACAAAAGAAGTACATATGAAGACATGGACAAATTCTTTGTTAATCATGCTGGAAAAGTCGTTATTAAAGATAATGACTTGATACATGGTTATAATACGGAAGAATTGAATATATCGAAAGTAGCTGTAGATGATGGACTTTTCAAATATATAAAAGAAAACTTTTTCCTTCAGTTCTACATACCAGCCGAATATAAAGATTTTTGGAATACATCATTTCTTTGGTTTGGTGATGCTATCAAGTGGAATCAATGGTTTTCATCAAAGATGAGACTATATGGTAATTATATTTCACATGAAGAATGTGTGGATAGTCCAAACTGTTGCGAATGCGAAGAGTATTTTAAGAGAGGTGGTAATAAAGTAGCTACACTTCTTCATGAATGGGTAAATATCGCAAATGACAAAGCTGAGAAATTAGCTCAGCTGTATGAATCATATCCTAATCTTTCACCTATCTCAATACATTCTATTACAATACTACAAAGTATTGAAAATATGGGAGAAATGTCTATTTTTTCTAATGATTGGATTCCTGGAGTAGATTATAGAAATACACAGGACGATACAAAATATGGCACAGTTGTCATACGTGATGGTATACCTTATATACTTAAACCAAACGATGATATTAAAAAATATACACAGAATGTAGCAAGGGAAAAGAAAGGGAAAAATACACTATATGGTTTTAAATTTGATGAAAAATATTTAGAACGTGTATGGGGTAATGATAATGTTAATTTATGGGATGAAGAAAGTAATAGTTATATAACGGCAAATAATGATAAACAATGGATTACATACACAGACTACTATATAGAATCTCATAATAAAGATTTTTACTTTGAGAATACTTATCTTTTAAAAGATTATAAGGGAGAATATAAGAAGATAACTTCAACGAGTATAGAAAAGACAAAAGTATTAGCAGACCGTTTAAATACGGAATTTTTGCCATATTCATCAAAAGAATGTGTTTGTATTAATAATGTTATTTACCCAGTTTTTTCATCCAGATATGTAAAGTTAGAAACTACCAATAATTCATTAATAAGAAATAAAATTTTCTTAGTTGAAAAATATAGAGGAACTGGTACTGAATACATCAAAATAGGTGGGTCAGATACTTTCTCTAAAAACGGAGAAATTAGTGGCAATACTATAAATGAGGGTAAACTTATTAATTATAATGGAGAATACATTATTGTTGATAATAATGAAGTTAAACTTAAAGATGCTAACATATCATATACATACCCTTTATTTGATGCGCATACTACTTTGAATGATATAGATTTATTTGTTAAAGATAAAAAAATATATACAATTCAAAATGGTTTGAATGGAGATGTTGAAAATGGTTTTACTCAAAATATTCAAGACTCTAAAGAGGTGATAAAAGACAAGATACCATGTAAAGATATTTTAATTTTAGAGGATGGGTTGAATATTGTTCATACATACGAGTTGGAAGATGCTGGCTATATTACAGGTTATACTGATTCCAAAATAGACTTATTGAAACCGTCTGTATTATACTATGACGATATAGGAAATGAAATGCATGGTTTGAATCCGCTAAAGGAAACTAAATGGAGTAATGGTGAGGAAATTAATGATAATAATGGAACAAACCCACTCTATGCACAACCTGTCGAAGGAACAGTATTAACACCATATTACAATATCAATAGTGTAACAAATCTGACAGTCCTTAAAGGTGAGAAATATGAATTTGCCGACAAGATGTTCAATGGTAACTTAATATCCAATATGGCATTTTATTGTACTAACAAAGAAGGTAAAATAATAAGTGATAAATACACCGACAAGCAAAGTATAAATGCTATAAATAAAGTATTGGAAGAAGTCGGAGAGTTAAATGATGACAAACATATCATGTGTGATATAACATATCATATAAATGCAACATTAATGATAGATAATGGAACGTATGTGATACCAGAAAATTATTCAGATGGAGTAACATTTAAAGAAACTGTAGAGTTTGTTAAGAAACAAGAATTTTTCAATACATCTACCACAACTAAAATTTTGGTATGGTATTATGACATAGTACGGAAAGAGGAAGTTAACAAGTCTGACTTATTTGAGAGAGAATGGTCAAGTCCAAAGGCGCATTTCTCATTACCAAATGCAAGAATGGGAAAAGTAACAACATACGTAGATATGGATACTTACAATGACTCAGTTGTTCTACCTCTTTTCAGAGAAGAATATCGTTTTGGTAGTTCAGCACCGCAAATTACAAAAAGTAATATTTATATAGATAGAGGAATAAATTATGCTTTTGACAAGCATATTAAGTTAGGAGAAGTTTCTTCTTTTGAAGCTTTGGAAAATTATTCAAATAGCTTCTTTAATATAATAGATAGTTAAAATATATACAATGGCAATAGGAACTTATGGTTTAACAATACCAATGCAATTTAAAAGTGATGAAATATCTAATATGGTAGATATTTATTACACTTTTCATCCATCACGTGCTTATGATGATTTTGAAAATAGAAAATTTATTAAATTAGATTCTTCTATTTTAAAACCAGCTGTAAGAGAAATGAATGATGGGGAACAGGATGATGTTGTTGAAGGTATGTATAATATTCATTTACCTTTATCTGAATTTGGAAGAAAGGGATTTTACACTGTTTATATTAAACCTAAAGAAATAAAGGCAATTATTACCGATGTCGGTTCTCTTTCTGCTTTTCCTAATGTAAGAGGAATTGTATTAGATTCTACAAAACTTAATGAAAGCATTCGCCAAAAAGCAGTATCTAATAATAGTCTTGTAGGATATCGTGTAATCTTTATGGATGATTCCAATGAAAGACGTAATGAGTACCGTATCATTACATCTAATAATAAATGCGAACCACTTGTACAAGTTCCTAATACATCCAGTGATAAAAGTTACTCTTATCGTTATAATGAAAGTTCAAGCCTTGTGTTTTTAACTTTATCACCATCAAGTGCACCAAGTTTTAAATCAAATGCAACTCCTTTTATAGGAAAACCAACTCAGGAGATTATATTAGTAAATACGTTTTTTGAACCTATTGCGTTAGAGGTAGAGATGGTTGAACATGATATGGATACAATATCAATGATGATAGAGAACTCTCAGTTAAGAGACCTTGATAATGGTCTTGTATCAACATTTAATCAAAATAACGAGATATATCATCAAGCAGAACATTTCACTCTTAAAGACCAATATACAGGTAAACCTGTTTACGAAGTTAAACATAAGAGAGAAAATAATATTGATTTTACTCAAACAATAAACGATAAAATATCTTAAAGATGGGTTACATAAAGAGTCATTCTAATTACGTTTTGAAAACACGGCACCAATTGGTAAATGATGGTGTCGTGAATGAAAGAGATATAACGACTATAGGCGGATTAAATCAATTCGCTAAAGGTCAAACACCCATTTATAAGAGTGGTAACTTTATTATTACTGTTAATGATGACAACACAACTACACGTACTGTAGAGAATGGAAAATGGGTTAGTAATTCAGATGGAGAAATATGGACATTAAATAATGTTAAGAACATTGCTAATAAATCTCATGTAGATAGTTCTACAGAAAACATGATAGTTTTAAAGCAAGATTTCTATGATTTGAGAGAATTTGCTTATTATGGGTCTTGTTCAGAATTAATACGCACATCATTAATTGATATTTTAAAACGTTTTCCTGGTGAATTATTTGCACCAAGTAGAAAAGGTTATACAAATGATGAAGCACCTATTGTCGGTATTAAGGTAAACTATTATGACGAAAATGTACAGAACGATGGTTCTCCCTTACAACTTAAATTAGGAGAGAAACTTGCTGTTAATTATAATCACCAAGTTGAATATGATTTAGAAATACTTGATACCGACCCTAATAGTCCAGAATATAACAAGACTTATCATACAAATTCATTTAGTAGAACAAGACTAACAGAGTATGACTATAACGATAATGGTGAACCTAATACTCAAGAATTTATTGATGCTAAATGTGAATACAAAGAAATAATTGGAGCGACCCCATTGTACGATGGAGAAGGACTTTTCTTACTTGATAATCCTTTTAATATCAATATACATTCTACATTTATTAGTAATGAAGAAATAAAAAATCCTCTTAAATATTTTTGTAATGGTGGAGCATCGAATTATGAATTAGTTATTGGTGATTATAATTCTACAAAAGAAATAGATTCAGTAGTAAGTGAAGTTACAGAAGATTCAATAATAGGTGCATGTCATGGTGATAAATTAGGGGATGTTATTATTACGTTTGAAGGTGGTATTAAGTTAACAGTACAAGTATATTTAGGTAATAATGATGAAATTTATTATATGCTTGATAAAGAAAACTTTTTACTAATGGCGGAAAATGATTATCATATACGTCCAAAGAAAGAATGGTTTAACAAGTTTTATAATGAATGTGATTCTTTTGAGAAAATTCTCATAAATCCTAATAGTACACCAAAATATACAGCTTCTTTTCAGATAATTAAAGAAAATGACTTTGGATATTATGCTGAGGTAGAATCATTTACATTTCCAACAACTTACGGTGGATATAATATAATTGGTATGACATCATTGTATGATGATTACACATCTCGTTTAGCTGATATTGCTGCTTTCTATGACGAGCGTTTTTGTGATAATCTATATCGTTCAATGACCCATGAGGCTATTAAAAATTTTGATTGGACAAATTCTTCAGATGCAGATGATAATGAAGATAGAAACGGTGATAAATTATCTAAAGTTCTTAGAATTATCTCAAGAGAGTTTGATGAAATAAAATCCTATATTGATTCTATACATAATATAAATTCTGTAACCTATGACCAGATATCAAATATACCTGATTATTTCCTCTCTGACGTGTTAGAATTAGATGGGTGGGATGTTAATACTATAAAGCCATTTAAACTGTCTGAGTACGAAATAAAGAACGGTAAAAGGACTTTATTAAAGTCATCAACAAATAATGAATCAGCCGAAAAATTCAATAGGACTACTAATAATTTACCTATGGAAAGAGTTTTTAGCCATGATGATAACTTCTTAGTTAATCCTTATGGTAGTTATAAAAACTCCTCTAAAAATGGTTATGCATTAATATGTACAAAAGATGGGTGGGTAAGAGATTGTAAGAATCCTAATAATATTCATAGAGATGCTTTTATTAGAGATTATAGAGATGATAGAAAATACTCAATGAACGAACTTAACAATGAGTTTATGCGTCGTTTAAAAATAAATTCTAAACATATCTTAAGACATAAGGGCAGTCTTCAGGGTATTGAAATGTTATTAAGCCTATTTGGTTTAAGGAGTAAGAAATGGTATGATAAAACCCCTTCATTTGATAATGGGGAACGTTGTAATGGAAAAACAGGGCGTGAGAGAATGAATAGCTTGGTTCCTTATGACTACGAGATTGAGGAATACACTTCGTTTGCTCATCCTATAGAAGAAGAGTGGGATGATGTAAATAAAATGTATAAGATAGACTGGTATAATTCTACTAAAATAATAGATTACAATCATTATAATACTAATATACACTCAACAAATAGTTCTGAATATATTCCTTACCAAGGATTACCTGTTAGCTATTTAGATGTAGAAGAAGAAAAAGGAAGAAAAACATTCCTTAAACGTGGTGGAGGTGTAACATCTAATGTTAAAGAAGCATATATAAACTCTGATGGTAAACCAGTACCTAAAAGAAAACTTTATCCATACTTTAGCAAAAATGAACCTATGGATGGAGACTTTTTCTTCCAAATGAATGGCGGATGGTTAAGTAGCCGTATAGAGAGTTTTAACTCTGAACAATTTAGTTTCTTAATGGATAAAGATAATAATATATATTCCAATAATACAGAGGGACTAAAATCATATTATGAAACATTGCGTACAATCAAATCTGTAAATAGCATTCAAGAACTGGTAAATATTCACCAAGATAAACTTGAAAGCGGTGATGTGTATTATGTTAAGAATATCAGTGGTAATTACGCTATCATAAATGGTTATGTAAATGAGGTTTATAGTGAAAAAATAAATGAAGATGAAAATCATTATGTTTTATTTACTATTAATCAAGGTACAATCAAAGTTGGTGATAATACTATTAGAGATTATGTTATAACATATAATTCACAATTACAGCAAATTTCATATAATTTATATGAAATGCAGGATGGAGAAACAATTAAATGTTATATTAACACTTCAGTTGAAGATAAAGAAGAGTTCATACTGTTACAGGGAAATGTGAATAACGTTGTTACTTTTAGTCTATTACAAGATAATAATGTAGCGAATAGTACATTGACAAACTATTTTAAATTAGATTTGCCAGAAAATTCAAGAACAATAACAGCGTATGACAAAACCAACCAAGCGTGGTCGTCTGGATGGAGAAGGCTAACAACAGGTGATGCCGAATACTTTGTTCTTAATGCAATCACAGATTATTTTAAAGGCAATAATCCTCATTGTGGTAATATGAGATATGATTGTGGACATGAGTATTTTAAATATTTCAAGAATTTATTTAAATATGCTTATGAAAATAATTTATTTGATGACAGATGTTATCGTGATGGTTTAAATGATATTGCGACTAATGTTTACCCTATCGGTTTTACAGGATTAGTTGATAGTAATGATAGCGTGGTTAATTACGACAAATATTTGTTTACTGATAAAAAGGTACACTATTTTGGTAATTACTTATCACCTAATGGACACTATCACATCTATACAGATGATGAAAATATTGTAAAAAACAATGTTAAACGTCATGGTACGAATCTTGTTGAATCATACGCTCTCAACCAAATATTAAATGGAGAAAGAGGAACTAATGATGAAACATATAATAGGAAGAAAGTGACTTCCAATTCATATATTGGTTTTGACGGGGATAGTGTAACGAATCAGATAGTTAATAATAAACGTCTTTTAATTCGTTTCCATTTACATAGTGATTGGTATACAGGAGAAGGATTGTGTGAAGTTAAATATCTGAAAGATGTAGTAATACCATACATGGAACAGATGATTCCTGCAGGGACTATTCTTGAAGTAGTTTTTAGTGATAATAATCTAAATAAAGAAACACTGGTTATTGGTTAACCAGTGTTTCTTTGTCTTCTTCCAAATCTTGTATATTATTAATTTCTATATTATAGAAACCATAATCAGTATCAATATTAACAAATTTATGTGTCATCTTCTCAATGTCCCACACAGCAAAACCATGTTTACTAATTGTTTCTCCGTAGTCTTGTTGTATTAATGAACCAGGATATACAATCTCTGTGTTTTTCCTCTTTAAAACTTGCCTCATATGTATATGACCAGCCATAACTGCATCGCATGTAGAGAAAATATCACCATCGTTTCCAATTTCCATAATTCTACCACTATTCGTTTGACTTCCGACTACAGTTCCGTGATACAATCCAATAACCTTTAAATCTTTAACATCTTTAGGTATTTCAGGCTTTGAATAATCTGAATATATAGAATATAATGCCCATAGAATATTATCATCTTGATATACTCCACTACAATAATCTAACTCTCTATCAAGAAAAATGGTATTTTGAAAACATGCGGTGGTAAATAAAGCAGACATAGTGTCTTCTCTATTAATGTTATTAACCACTAAGTCATGATTACCACTGATGACAATAACTTTAGCAATTTCTTCAAGTGCTCTAATGAATGTACTTGTAAAACTAAACAACTCATTACTTATGTTATTTTTCTGATGTACTAAATCACCAGCAATAACTATTCTTACTTCATCTTTATCATATTTAGAAGCAATTTCTTTACTTTTATTAATGAATCTCATAAGTTGTTCAGAATATTCTTCATGACGCATTACGTTGCGTATATGAATATCTGCGGTGTGAATAACACATTTAATCATACTGTATACTTTTTTAATTTTGGCAAAAATACAAAAAAAATATTTATTAAACAAGTATTTTAGTATTTATTATAAAAAAATACAATGAAGATTTTAGTAAAAAGAGTAGGTAAGAAAGAAAAGTATACAATTGGAAAATTGTATGTAGATGATGTTTATGTGTGTGATACAATAGAAGATAAAGATAGAGGCTTAACACAGAATACACCATTAAATGACATTAAGAAAAAGAAAGTTTATGGACAGACAGCTATACCTTCAGGTACTTATGATGTAACACTTAATGTTGTGAGTACTAAATTCGGTCAGAAACCATATTTTAAAGCATTGTGTGGTGGTAAAGTGCCACGTCTATTAAATGTACCTGGGTTTGATGGTGTTTTAATACATACAGGTAATGATGAGAATGATTCATATGGTTGTATTATAGTTGGCTATAATAAAGTTGTTGGTAAAGTGATAGAAAGCAAAAAAGCATTTGAGAAACTTTACCCGATACTTAAAAAAGCAAGTTCTAAAGGTGAAAAAATAACAATTCAAATCGTGTAAAAAAAATGAGAGCAAACGCTCTCATTTTTCATATATTCTCTCTTAATTTGGTAGCTGCCCTTAAGTATTGTATGATTGCTTTCTCTCCACCTAATTGGTATATTAAAGAGGGGTCATAAATACCTTGGGTTGGGATATAACGTATTTTATTATATAGTCGTCCGTGATTAAGAGTAGAGTAAAGTTTTTGAACTGTTTCAAATGCATCTCCATCAAGGAATATATTGATATTACCTTTAGCGTGTTTAATTATCTCCCAATACAAGTCAAAGTTTTCGTTTAATGCCTTTCCAAGTAAAGGAATGGAGTTTGGTACTACTATATGGTCAAAAGGACCTTCAACAAGTGTTATATCAGCATCCCATTGAATAAGTTCCTCATTGAATATAATACTTTTTCTATCTACTTTAGGATTATAATATTTTTGCTTATTAGGTTTATTTGTATAATCACGTCCTGTCCAGTAATTCAATTCCCCGTACTTATCATAAGAAGGTATAATAATTCGATTACCCATACGCCAATTATCTTTTTCATATTGGCTAAAACCGATGTGATATTTTTCAATTATATCCCATTTAATATTTCTTTTTGAAAGATAATCCATGACAGCTGTTGGATACCAGTGGTCTTTTACAAGCGGTCTAAATGAAGATGGTAATGACAACTCTTTATTTTCATCAGACTTATCCTTAATATTGAAATCATCATCATTATAATTCAAACGATACATACGGCTCTCTCTAAGAGAGTTTATAGCACGCTTATAATCTTTTAAAATCTCTTCGTTTCCATATGACTTTATAAGCTTTACTATAGAACCTTTCATATCTTCATCCTGAGAAGCGCACTTCCAACATTGAAAGACTTGTTTTTGAAGATTAACCTCTAAATTATGTTTTGCAACCTCTCCATTTCCATCTCTCTCTACACATCGAGGACAAGGGAATTGTAATTGCATATTATCTCCATCAAACCCATTTTTACACTCTCCGAGGAAAGATGAAAGGATATGATATATATCGTATAATTCTGGTAGCATATATTTTTTTGGTGCAAAAATACAATATTTTAGTTGAAGAAACAAATTTGAGATACTATTTATTGTTAAAATTCAAAATTAACATGGGTGAGAGAATTTACAAAGAAAATGATTTATATCGTGCTATGATTCAAAATCTTGATGAGGAAGCTGTAGCATATGGTGCTAACGGTCATTACGCTGTAGGAGCTTATTATGATATAACTAAAATCAATAGTGCAATAGCTGGCGATAAAGATTATAATAATAAATCAAATTTTGAGAATAATAAAGAAAAAGAATCTGTTAAACAATTCTTAAAAACAGATGAACATAACGATGAATTAACAAAAGAGATATATCACTATTAATTAAAAAAGAGAACAAAATATGTTCTCTTTTATTTTTTATCGCAATATGTAATTCTTGATAAACGTTTATTCCAATAAACTACATCGTATTTAATCCCCTTATCAATCTCTTGGATATTTTCAACTCTCATATCTAACTCTCCGTATTTTTCTTTATTTAAGTATCCAAGACAAGCTACGTAAGCATCAGATGCGTCAAAATTCTCTTTCTTTAATTCTCCCTTTTTATTATAAATCCAAGGTACATCTGGGAAAAGTTCAGATACATTCCCTTGAATAACTGTTTTCTTATCAATAGTCCATGGATAATCCCCAAAAAGAACCATCTTACATTGTTGAATTTCTTTTTTGATTTTTTTATAATCATATTGTTTTTCATCTTTTCCATACTTTCTAATACTCATTAGCGTTGGGAAAGAATACTTTCTTGCATCGTAAGAAGAAATATAGTGTGGGACTATACCCAAGATGTTGTATACACAGTCTGAAATCATTCCATTGAAGCGTAACAGTGTACCGACAGTATTAACGTTATTACTTCTCAATAGAGGTTCTTCAATAACAACTTCATCAATACCAAAATCTTTAAATTTTACAATAAATTCTTCAAAAATCTTTTTCTTGATAAATAATGATTCAATTCCTTTAATTTTACTTGGAATTTTAGGACTAATATGAGTTAATTCTAAAATTTTTCCATAATCAGAACCATCATCAAGTACAATACACACACCTATGGTTGATGTTGAAACATCTAATCCCATAGCTATTTTATTTCCATTTTTGTCCATATATTATATTATATATATTAATATATTATATATACTAGATATATAATCTAGAATATAATATTATAATTTATTAT